GAACTTATAACCGACAATGCGCCTTGATTTGTCAAAGCAGCCGTATTTCCAGTTTGACCGGATGTATTAGAAGACCATACAGCATTCATTCCACTAGGTACTAAGGCTGCACCCAAACTAGTAATACGTGGTTGGTCGTTGCTTACAGCACAATAACCTTTAGATGTAGAAGTGTTTACGCCTTGTAAAGCAAAATATTGATATCCAGCATCAATAGCGACTTCTTTGCATTGATTGTAAGTATAAGAACCTGAACTACCTCCACCGGATCTATTTATTTGAATACCTTGAATAGCTGCAGATCTATCACCTGTATTACTTGTACCATAAAAACCAATCGCAGTATTTCCTGTATTTGACAAACTAAATGTAGTTGTATATTTTTTCCAAGCGTTTGTAGGTGGTGTAAATGTATAAATTGTTGGCTCACTTGTGCCACCAGCTGGATTTTGTCCGCAATATACATTAATAGTATTTGCACCCAGATAACCAGGTCTTCCACAAGCATAAAAAGTTAAAGTATACGTTCCACTAGACATTTGAATCCACTGTCCAAATATCTGTGTAGCTTGGATACATGCAGCTTGTGGACCAGAAGGGTATGGCATAGGATATCCCCAAGCAGCTGAATTATTTATTAAAACTGCAAAAAAATTCCAGCCTGGAACCTGTGAAAGAGAACTAATATATTGATAACTATTGTTAGCAATTTGTGGTTGTTCGAAATTTCCATTTTGTAAACTGGCCGATGGTGGAGGAGGCGCGGCACCAATAAAAGTCATTAAAGGGGATGTCGGATTATCAGCAGAACAACTATTAAATGTAATAGTTGGATTATTTATCATTTTATTAACAAATACATTTTTGCCTTCATTACCACAACTTTGTGCTTTAGTTATAGGAGTTCCAGTAATAAGTGGTGGTGTTGATGGTATATTAGCACCAGGAGTATTATATGCAGGAAGCCATGGTAAATTTATTGGTATTTCTACACCTGACGGACAGCCATTTTTACCAAATGCAGCATCAGCAGACAATCCTTGATATAACTTAACTACTCCTTGCATAGTTACATAAGCGGACTCACCTGTTGTAAATACAATATTCTTACCTAAATAAGGGTTATTAGGACTTACGCGATCTAAGTATCCACTAGTGTTACCACTAATTTGCGCTACCAAATTCTCATATTCTGTTAAAGTAGTTTGATATTGTTGTCTTAAATTGTCAATTGTTGATTGTTGTGATGCATAGACATTACTTTGAATAACATTATTTGTTTGGGCGGTTAAGCCATCAGCAGTAAGATGCAAATTATTTTCTATGTTTCGAAATCCCTCTTCATTAAAATACTTAAAGTTTTGTGTTTGTTTTTCTAAATTCTTTTTAATTTTTTTCTGATAGTGTTTGAATTTCTCTCCTTGAGTAATAGCAGGTGTTGATTCGTTTAAGCTTTTTTTAATTTTTTTATTTTCTTTGTATTCTCTAGCATGTTCGTTTATTGTTTTTGTTGAATTTGTATAATTTGATAATAAATTTACTATACTTGTCATATTAATATAATGATATACAAAAATATATTATATTAATTATTATTTGTTTTTCTGTTTAATAAATTTATTTATTTGTTTTTCTGTTTAATAAGTTTATTTTATTTTCTATTTTATTTTAATAGTATAAAATTGCGAATAAAATAATAACTATCAAAATAAAACCGTAAAATAAATATGCATTACTGAGTTCTCCAAACAATGAAAATCGCATTAGTAAAAATACCAAAAATATTACAACAAATAACAATATAATATAACTATAATAATTTGAAGTAACAATAAGATTACCATTTTCGTAAGCTGAATTTAAAGTTTGAAATTGTCTTACCATTCCATCGATTTGGTCTCTCTCTTGTGACAATATTAAATAATTATTTTGCAATGCCTGTTCTTGTTGTTGAATTTGTTGATGAGATTGCTGAAGTTTATTATAACTACTATTAGACAGATTTCTCATTTGTTGGTTTACACTCGTTAATTGTGAATTAAGCTGCTGTAATTGATAACTATAATATATAGCCTGTTGAACGAACGCTGTAGAATGTTGCGCTGAAACAATTGTTCCTGGACCACTACTTAACGTGCAATTACTTAAAGTATTATTAAACGTAGCTCCAGAACATGAAGAATTAGAAGAACATGCACTTTGACAAGCATCTAAAGTAGAATTATTTAATATATTAATATTCGTTTCACCTACAAAAGCAGAATTAGGAACAGCAGTTAAACTATTGTCATTTGAATTAACTAAACTAATATATTCTTTATATGTATCGGTATATTGTGTTAATAGAGCATTAAATTGGCTACTGAGAGTTTGTAATTGTAAAGACATTATTTATATATATTGGGTATAAATTATTTTAGATCTAGATTTTCTCTCTAATTCCATCCAAACTTAGAAAAATGTAATTGTGGAAGACTTGCAGGAAACCAACTTTTAGGTAAGATATTGTTAACTTGTGCGTTGGTTTTATTTATAATGATGACAATAGAAGCAATCAATAATGCAAATAAGAATGCAATTATAACTATAAAGTTAGTAGTTAAAATACTACTGATGCCTTGTGATTCAGCACTAGAGCCTCCAAGATAAAACAAAACGATAATAATAATAATAACTAGAAATAATAATAAAACAAATGAATAATAATTTTGAGTTATTGTTAAGTTACCTTGCACTTGTTTTTGATCTAATGTTTGATAGACATTTATCATGTTGTCTATTTTCTCTCTTTCTTCTGTCAAACTTATAAATTGGCTAATTAATTCTGCTGTTTTAGTTGCTCGTTGTTGAGTCTGATCTGTGTATATAGGTTGTCCTTTGTGTGTTGTACTTTGTATTTGTTTGTTTATATTTGTTAACCGCTTATTAATGCTCTGGATATTTTCAAGTAATTTTTTCCCTTTTTTAACAATAGCTACTTCGTTAGCAGAAGCAGCTAATATAGCCGAATCACCGCCTCTTAACATGCATAGACGTTGTGCGGTGTCGTATGTTGCTCCAGTACACTTTTCCGTTTTAGAACATAATGCTTCACATTGTTGGACGTTAGAAGTTTGTGATGCTCCTACACTAGTTGTACCCCAAAAAGCCGCGTTTTCGATATTAACCATTGTCAATTGAGGAGAAATAGCTTCTTCTTGTAAAAAACTAATATAATTATTAACACTATTCTCATATTCAATCAAAAGATTTCTATACTGCATACTCAATGTTTCTAAATCAAGAACTATAGAATCACTTACTGTATATTCATCTTTGCTTTTATTTTCTTTATTCGGTGAACTCATTTATATATTTATTATAAGAAAACATATTTACTTTTTAGAATTATAAAAATAGTATACTAAGGACGATATAGAGAGAAAAACAAGAACAGGTATAAACGGATTAGTTGAATTAGGTACAGAAGGCGCAGTTACTAAATTATATTGAACTATTTTTTGAGTTTTTCTCTCTTCATCTGTTTTAGAAATTTTTTTTTTTATAGACTCATATGTGGAATTTAGATAATAATCTTGTATTTTTTTATTATAGAGATACAAAGGTTTTATAGGTCGTTTCATTATTGAAAACATTTTAACATTTTATAATAAAAAAAAATATCTATTTTAAGCGAAATTATATAGCCTTTGGAACAGATAAGCTAGAAATCTTAGGTTTGCCATAAATTTTAGAAATAAGACCAATGACAGCCAAAATACTTAAAAATAAAGCCCAATTACGTAAATATTTAGATTGATAAATTTCTTTATAATCGGAAATCATTTCAGAAGCAGCATTTTTTTTATGTTCTACAATACCAAGTTCGCGCTTTAACTTTTTATTTTTCACTCTCTCCTGCTTGATTAAAACATCAAGTGCAAATAATTTAGAATTAATTTTATCTAAATTAGATTGCACGTCATTGGATAGTGTAAATAATTGTGAATTTATATTGTTTAAATTTGTTTTATTGTTTTCATAATTTAGCTGATACTCTTGACTTCCAGGAGTATTATTATGTAATATATAAGCTTTTTGAAAATCTGCTAAAATAGAAGGTAATTGCTGTTGTAATGTTTGTAGTCTCTGTGTAAATTGAGAAGCAGGTGGTAAATTATCGATAAATTCTTCTTGATCTTTTAAAGTCATTAATATATATATTTATTTAAAATAAATATTAATAAAAATCTAAAAACCAGCAAAAAGCTAAGCTAAAAATTTGCATCAAAAGCCAATAAAAGGTCATCAACAAATTTTACAGTTTCATTATAGCCTCCTACAAATTTGCCATCATAAAAAATAATAGGAAATGTTTTAACTTCTTTATTAGTTAAACTAATAATGAATAATAAAAAAGTTTCTTTATTCTCAATAATATATTCATCACAATCAATTACTTTAAAGAGCAAATTTTTACTTTTTAAAAGCGCTTTAGCCTTCGTGCAATTGGGACAACCACTTTTACTATAAATAGTAAAACCAGATTTAAGAGGTTTTTCAAACTCCATTTATTATTTTATAATATATTGTTTTTTTAAATTGGATATTTTCTTTAAACACACATTCTATAATAGTTTGTTTTGATAGCTGTTTTGCTAGATCTTATAATATTACATAATTGTCCTGGTCTTAAACATATTACTCGCGCTACAGGATCAAACCTTGAGATGTCTGGAAATTGAATTTTATCAGTAATATTATATTTTTTCATAATATCTAGAACCTCTGTCTCCAACATAACACGATGTTCTGGAACTAATACATGGTTTAATATATTAAATTGAAGACGTTTGATATTTTCAATAACTATAAAAATCCCATCACGTTCCCAAATATGTTTAAGCTCATTAATTAAAGTTTCATTAGGCTCATCTTTAATAATAATAAATAATGTATCAGTTTTTTTTAATGTTTCAGTCAAAATAAACAAGTCATCTATCATTTCTTGGATATTTTTTGCAGCTGGTCTCGATGTTAAATAATACCTGATATAAATTTTTTTCTTAGGATTTTCAGAAGTGACGTTATCTTCATTTGTTTCTAAAAGCATATCAAGTTGGTTATTTTGCTTCATAGAATTAACCTCGCTAACACTAAAGTTAGTATAATCGTTTGTATTATAACCTTGTTTTTCCATTAATTCTAAAATAGTTTTTCTAGAATTAAAGATATGGGAAATTAGAACACTTGAGTTTTGACTAGCCATTCTATATTATAATATAAACATAATGAATTATTTTTATTTCAATTTTATTTATAATGTATTTTTTTTATTATATTTTAAATATATTTTTATATTTTTATTTTATTACAATATAAATTTTCTAGTTCCATTATTTTCTGACGACTCAGTAGAAGCAGCAGGCTCTTGTATAGTAACAGTTTTCTTTTCACTAGAACCAGATTCGGATGTTGAAGAGTTGTTAGCAGATTCCTTTTCTTCTTCAACCTTAGGTTCTTCAACTTCTAAAATATTCGATGATGGACTAGCTAACTCTTTTAACTTTCTCTCTTTAACTTCTCTTAAATAGGCAACTTTTTCTTCAAAAGGTTTATTTAATAGAGATTGTTTTTCTTGTTCTGATAAATTCAAGTAATAATAACCTAAATCATCTGGATAATTAAAGTTTGTTTGAACTTGAGTAACACCGTTTACCAATTCTTTTCTCTCATAATAGTCAGGGGGAGAGTCTTCTGGTATATAAGCTGGTGATGTTGCATCAGCCTGTGGACCATTTGGAACATATGCAGGAGATACAGGTCCAGTCTCAGGTGTAGTATTAACATTTACAGGCTCTGGTAATACAGGTGTTTCATCTTTAATGTAAAATTTAGATGTATTACGAAGTGTTTTGGTAATATTTTCGTTAATTTCTTTAATTGTTTCAGTAATATCTTTATTATCATTATTATGCAATAATTTATTAATGTTATTGGAATAATTCATACTAAGTAACTGGTCTACATTATCTTCTGTAACAATGCGCATTTGGACGTTCATAACCTGTAATTCATGAATTAATAATTTGAAAGCATACGGAACACGTAATACACTAAAAGAACGTCCAAATCTACTTAAATTTAAGATACTTTGAGAACCATCTGGATTCGCATGGAACTTAATAGGTCCATCTGAATAGGGGCTTAGGAAAAGGTTTTTGGCTTCATTATAAATGGCAATGGCACCCGTTTTATTACAAATTGCAATATAGTAGCTTTGTTTTTCACCTCTAACCATAAAGGATTCATTTAAGAAATAAGACATTCCATGAGCGAGCACTCCATCACGTTCCATCTCTCCAATACGCAACCCACCATCGTTTGCACGACCTTGCACTGGTTGTCTAGTTAAAGCAGTATTCGGTCCACGAGCTCGATAATTGATTTTGTCTTTTACCATGTGTTTCAAACGCATATAATAGGTAGGGCCTATATATATATCTGCTGCTAACTGCTCTCCATTCATTCCGTTATACAAAACTTGATTACCAGATGAATTAAACCCTGCATTAACAAGAAGAGGTGCATAAGTGGAATAGTTGGAACCCTTTACTTGAAACGCAGTACAGTCACCAAATGCACCATAACTAACACATAACTTTCCAAAAAGACTTTCAACAATTTGTCCGATTGTCATACGAGACGGTAGAGCATGTGGATTTATAATTAAATCGGGACGAATTCCGTCATCAGTAAAAGGCATATCTTCTTCTGGAATAATGAGACCTAAAGTTCCTTTTTGTCCCGCGCGCGACGCCATCTTATCACCAATTGCAGGCAAGCGTTCTTCGCGAACCCGAACTTTAGCTACATTAAATCCTTCCTCACCTAAGGTAATAAATGATTTATCTACAAAACCAAGCTGACCTTTTTTCGTCTTAACCGAATCATCAACTAATGTATCCTTTGTGTTTGTAGAGGAGTTAACCTTACCAATTACAATAATTTTATCATTCAACTCAGTATTTTCTTTAACCAAACCATATTCATCTAAGAAACTATAGTCGTAACCCTGTTTTTTGCCGATGACATTGTTTTTCTCAACATTTAAAAACTTGGAACTAGTAGAACCAGTAATTTTGGAACTTTCTTCTCGTGTTTCATAAGAAGAATAATATGTTGTTCTAAAAATGCCACGATGAATAGCTGCTTCATTAATTAGAATAGCATCTTCAACATTATAACCAGTATAAGACATAATAGCAACAATAGCATTTACACCATAAGGCTGCTCTTCATTATTAATATACTCCAAATATCTAGATTTAATTAATGGTGTCTGACCGTAATTTAGTATGACACCTGTTTTATCTATACGCATTTGATAATTGGAATGATAAACCGAAACAGCTTGTTTACTTTGACCGCAAGAGAATGAGTTACGTGTTACAGGATTATTTTCAGGATAAATAATCATATTACCCATTACACCTAAAATTAAAGAGGGATCAATTTCCATATGAGTATACCATTTGCTTTTTTGTAAATCTTCAATATTTACAGCAATTAGCGCAGATTCCTCTTCAGAAGTATCTACATAATCAACCACAGATTTATGTGATAATAATTTTTCTAACATAACAAGTTTATCTCTGCCAATATCATTGTATAATTGGTCCACTTCATAAATTCTATTATTTTTAGTTTTGAAATTTTCATCAGATTTTTCCATAAATCCAGAAATAATTTGTTCCCATGTAATGTTTCCACTATCCAAATCTTGTTTTACAGATTTTCTATCAAAACTTAATCTGTCATTTTCAATATAGTAAATGGGTCTAGTTAATCGCCCAGCATCACTATAAATATTTACTTCTTTGTGTTGATAGTCAAATGAAATACTAGTATAAGTAGGAATAATACCATTTCTTCTATATAGCTTAATTTCATTAACAAATTCAATTGGAGTATCAATAATACCAATCCATCTACCATTCACTATTACTTTTGTACTACTTCCCAATTGCTCGGGGGAGCATTCTAATAAAATACGTATAGGAGTATTAATTCTTAACCATTTAATAATTGGATAACCAGATGAGCCGCTGGTAATATATGTGCTAATTGACATATGTTTATGCAATCCAATATTACCACCATCAGGTGTATCTATAGGATCAATATATCCCCATTGCGATGAATTTAAAAGACGAGGTCCAACTACTTTTGCACTAGCATCCAAAGGAAGATTTATTTTACGTAAATGGGAAATGAACGTATTCCAACTTAAACGATTTAAATCTTGGACCGCACCAAGACGCTTTGTATGAGCTTCAGAACCCCAGTTACCTTTAAACGCCTTTTTAAATCCTTGTTCTACAATTCTATCCTTAAAATATTTTTTTGTATTATCTTCTATAAGACTGATAAAATTTTCTTTATACTTATTACTAATATCTTGTTCTTGTTGTTCTCGACCCTTAGTTTTAACTTGTTTTCTTTCTTTTCTAGTTAGATTATCATCATCTTTGTATTGTCCTTTGTTATAATAATACTCTTCATCTATTTTACGCGTAATATCTTTCTTTTGAATTAAATAATATTCTCTAAATAAATCATAAATGAGTGTACCTGAAAGTTCAACTCTTTTAAATCTAAAATTATCACGATCAGTTGGTTTCTCTTCCTTTGTATAAACCTTTAATAATCGGTTTACCATATAACCAACAAAATATGCTTTTTCTAAAAAGTTCAATTCACCAACATGTGGCAAAAAATAATCAGAGAGAATTTCAAGAACACTTGTTACTGTTCCTCTTTTTGTTAATTCAGCAATAAATTGAAGAGCATTTTGCTGGTTAAAAATTTTATTGGCATCGTGCACTGAAGGTATAAATAAATCAATATAAGGATTTTTTGCATTTTCAGCTTCATCATCTAAGTTGGTTAGCAAACAAGTTTCAATAATTTCTTTATCTGATATAATACCTAATGCGCGCATTAAAATAAAAAGAGGAACAGGTTGTTTTACATTTGGAACAGAAACTACAATTTGATTGTTACTTAAAGTAGGTGAAGGTGCTACAATTTTAACAGAGGTAGTTCTTATAGGTTTGGATGTGTCTTCAGATACAGATCTTATTTCCGCGGAATTACTATAAGTATCATCTTCCTTGTTTACTTTTATATAAAGCATATTATCTGCGAATTTTTCTTGTGAAATAATAACCTTTTCTTTTCCGTCAATAATAAAATAACCACCATAATCATTACGACATTCACCCATATTGAACCTTACATCTTTATTTAAGGTATTCAAAATACATAGTTCAGATTGAAGCATAATCGGAAAACGCCCCAAGTATATTTTTTCCAGGGTTTTTGAATATTCTTTTCTCTCGTCTTCATTATAATAAATAAAATCTACTTCCACATCATAATGAATTGTAATTCCATATGTCATATTTCTTAAACGTGCATCATTTGGAAACATGTAGTGTGCGTTATTATCATCATAAATAACTGGCTTACCATAATAAATCTTAGAACCATCTTTTCCACCTAAATATAGCAAACATTCGTTTCTATTACCTTTATTTCCATCTTCTTCTCTCTCTATAAATCTAATAGGATTGTTTTCACGAAATATGCGATTAATGCCATGCCTAAAAAAATCATTAAAGGATTCTAAATGGTGTGAAACTAAATTATTTGGATTATCTTTAAAATATTTATCAATTAATTTCCAAGATATGTTATTTTTATCTGTCGCTTTATCCATTTTATATTATAATAGTCATATTTTTTTAAAATATAATTACTATAATATTTATATTTACATTTTAATGTATTATATAATATATTATATTTATAATGTATTATATTTATAATGCTTTAAAATTCAATATGATATTCATACATTAAATCCATATTACCCTCTAAATGTACTGAAATAATTTGTCTATCTTCTTTGGAATACTTTTTTATCAATTCTTTTGAGTTATATTGATAAAACCCCGGACAATCTACTCGTTTGATTCTTTTATCTGAATGCATAAATAAATTATGCAACCATACATCGTGACTAATAAAACGTATATTTATTGTCTCTGCCAAATATACAAATTTTTCAATACATTTTTTTGTAAAAACGATTCCTGGTCCACCACTAGCCCATCTATTATAGTCGCATGTAAAATTAGGTTCAGAACGAGGTGCTACCCAATTCAAAAAATCTCCAATCATATATGTATCGTCTTTATCAAAAAATGACAAATATAATTTAAGTTTTTCAATATACAAATAAGTATCATCGTCAACTATCATAAAAAAATCATAGTCTCCATATCTCTTTAAAAATATATCAAATACTTTCATTACATTTATTGGATGATAAATATGAAGTCCACTACCTATATTAATATGGTTTTTTAATGTAGAATTATCATTATCTGTAATAAAGACTACATCTGGATTTTTACCCCAGGTTTCTTCTATTATTTTTGCTCGTGATTCTTCATACAACTTACAGGTTTGAACGAATATAATAACTTTCATAATATCTTTATTTTAAATATATTTAAATAGTATTACATATTTAAATACTTATTTTTTAATAATCTATGTCGATATATAAAATCAAATTTTTTTGTCCTTTTGGTGCAAGTAGTAAATGTAAAGAAGTATACGAAAATATTTGTTTTGCAAATGAAATAGATTTTTATGGTAAAGATAAAAAAATTTATATAACAGATGATGATAACTATTCTCATGCGATTATAATTAATACAATGATGCCTAAGTTAGATATACCAAAAGAAAATGTCATTGGATTAGCATTTGAGCCGATACCATTTTTAAATTTAACTATTGAATTTATTGAATATGCAAAAAAACATATTGGTAAATACTATATTGGAGACAAACTGAATTTACCAGAACCTTTTATAGAGAACTTTGGATATATGTGGCATTCCAGACCGCCAAAAGAAATTACGTATAAACCGAATTTAATGTCTGTTGTAGTAACTAATAAACGTTTTGCTCCCGGTCATATTTATCGTCATAAAATAATTGAAAAAATAATAGAATTAAAATTGCCAATCGACATTTTCGGACATGGAAGTAATGGATACACTTTCGATAGAATTAAAGGACAATTCGCAGATGCTGAACCATATGAAAGTTATTTATATTCCATCTGTATTGAAAATTTTGAATCTAATCATTATTTTTCGGAAAAAATAATTACTCCTCTTTTACATAATTGTTTGCCAATTTATTTTGGGTGTAGAAATATTAATAATTATTTTGATGATATAATTAATTTGACAGGTGACATTAATAAGGACATTTTATTAATAATAAATGTAATAAAAAATCCATTAAAATATTATAGTAACACCTATAATGAAAAAAATATAAAAAGAGTTAATTTGCTAGAAAATATTGAAGACTTGTATTCTTAGATTAGTTCTTGTTTTATTTATTGTTTATTGTTTATTTTTTTAGTTTTATTTAATCCTTGGTTCCCTCTTTTGGTTAATTTAAATTTATTTTTTAAATTTGTAATAGTAAATTCAGTCCAAGGTCTCGTAATTCTATCTTTTAAATAAGGACAAAATTTCTGATATTGCCTATGTTGTCTACAAAATTCATCTTTAAGAAATGGTATACCACATGAATTGCCAAAGCGTCCAATAAAAGACATTTTTTTAGCCAAATTTGTATCGCAAACAATGCCGTCCACAGCACCGTGGGGAGAGAAAGGCTTTGGTCTATCAGACTGAGACATATATTCTCTGGCGTCAAGATCATAATGGGAACATACAGTCCTAGAACAAGGATTATTCTCTTTTTTCAAATAAACATCATAATGGTCTGCTATAATTTGTTGTGCTACTTCAATATTAATTTTACCTTTATGTTCGTCCATAAGATCACCTAATCGAACCATTCTTGCTCCTTGATGTCTTCTAATATCATAAAAACCAGAATTTTGAACTTCTAAATTTCTAATGCGCTCATCATATACTGAATTAAATCCAATAAAATACCCATTTTTTGTTCTCTCTATATTATGATATTTAAGTCCCAACTCAATTCGCAAAATCTCATTTGTAGTTGTATCACCGAATAACCAAGAGTTTGCATAGTCACCAGAATTTTCGTGCAAAAGTATTTCACAATATTCATCTAATGAATTACCATATTGCATTGCTTTCCTAATTCTATATCCAATTGGGAAACGTTTCTCATAGGGAATAAATCCACCGATTGTTGTTTCAGTTCCAATAATGCCTTTTGCAGTTATAAAAAAATCGGTTCCACTCCAAATCCAACAAGGTGATGTTTGCATAATAAAACGATGACCTTCAGAAGGGTTTAAATCTAATACAATATTTGAGAATTGGCCGTCTATAAAATCGCAAAATGAATTGTGAGCGCAAACTATTTTACCATCTGCAGTCCAATCACCAACCGCAATAAATGCACTACATTTATCTTTGGCACCTCCTTCTTTTCCAAAATGTGAATCAGATTTTGTAGAAAACCAATAAGGTATAGAGCAATAAAAATTCCATGCTATTATTTCATCAATATTTGTTTTACACCCGTTGGCATTACAACCTTCAGCAATTCCTTCCATTTCTTCATAAAATTCCTTAAAATCTCTTTCGGTCATTTCCTTAAAGTCTAAAGAAACTTGTTGTATAAAAAAATCCCATGGTTGACCGTATGCTTCAAACATTAAAAAATGCAACATCTTTTGTATTTCTTTAAATTGGTTAGCACATAAATAACCATATGCGTATCCTCTTTCTTTGGGTTTTCCTCGAATTGATATATATTTCCAACCATTCTTTTCATATGATATGCCGTTTTTTATTTTTGTACTCATATATATTAATATAATATTTATATTTATTAATATATTTAATTATTTACATATTTAATTATTTACATATTTAACATAAGAATACCCATCATAACAAATAAAAGCAACCAAGGAAGAAGAACTAACAACCATGAAAGTCCGGTGTGTCCGTCTTTGCATATTAAATTGAGAACATAGGTCCAGAATAATATATATATAAATTTAATTATAAATACCAATGTTGTATTTGGAACACGACAAGAAAAAGAACCAACGTGGTAACTATTTGTATTACCTAAATTTTGAAGAAACACTAGGACAAGTGCAATTATAGAAATAACAAAATATAGCAACGACGGACTGCATAATTCTTTTAATTTTTTTGGAAATTCTGCCATTATGAATTATAACTAGAAAATAAATTTATATATTGCTTGCTTTAATTGTGTTTAAACTAGTGGAATTTGGAAACTGTCCCTTCCACGGCATAGGATTTGCAGGTGAAGCATAACCTTGTAACGCATTATATGTACTTCCTAGACCATATTGAAACTGTCTGCCTAAATTTACAAAATCTTGTGCTATAAAATTTGAAAAACCACCTCCTTTTTGCCCTTTTCTTCTTCTAGTACGTCTTCCGCCAATAGAAAATGGTGGGTTTGCACCTGTAGATATCATTGAGGTTTGTGGATCACCTCGATTATACAAATTATCGGCAAAATAATTGTTTCCACCTTGGACGCCAGCAACACCAGGCCATGTAGATATTTCTCCACCTACCCAGGGCGCACCTGCAAGACCATTGGGAATTGGATATCCAGGATTTCCACCATATTGTGATTTTCTTTTCATTTTGCAAGAACTACATTTGCAAGCCATGCGATGTTTTTTACCACCAACCATAAATCCAAGCGCACATAAAGGCCCGCAACCACCATTCTTTCCACCTTTCATCAAAGAACATGTAGAACAATCACCGCCTCTTTGAGGTGCTCCATTATTTAAAAAAGGTGTTGCAGGAATTGTAGGTGTAGGACCTGTGCTTGGTAGAGTCGGATTTGCACCGTTCGTATTTAAAGGAATATTTGTAGGAACTGTTCCTAAATTAGCTCCACCTTTATGTAAAAAAGAATATGGGTTATTGCCCGTATAAGCTAAAGCAGGGTTTGCAACTGTATGGACGTTTGTAGCAGGATATGCTAAATTTATATCAGCAGCTGCATAATTGCTTCCACCTAAATAATGTTTATGATTTTTTTTAGAACATCCTTTCATTTTATAAAGTTTTTGATGTCTTCTAGATTTCGTTTTACCCATTTATAATATATATTAAGAAATTTATTCAATGTCAACATGTGTCAAGAAATGTCTACGGCAACACATTTTTTTCATATTTAATTCATCAAGAACTTCACCTTCTGGTGTCTTTTCCGCGAATTCTTTTGTTAAATAAAGAACTTTATCTACATCAATGGATTCTCCATTACCTCTTTTTGCTAATTTCTTTTTACGCACCTGTTCCTGATAATAACGGTATTTGTTGGCAATAACATTACCGCAAGTAAAGCATTTAACAGGGATTATCATCTCTTATATATTATTTAGTATATTATTCTTATATCTTTTTAAATTTAATTCAATTTTTTTTCTACCTTTTAAATTAAAATGTCAACCTAAAACTTTTTAGGTTTAAATATATTTAAATATAATTTTACATACTATATTTAAATATGCTACAAACCATAAAAAACTTTAAAACAAGTGAACTAAAACCTAGTCGTATTGACTGGGATGAATATTTTATGTCTATTGCACTTCTTGCATCACAACGAAGCCCTTGCCAGCGTCTCAATGTAGGTAGTGTCATTGTTAAAAATAACAGACTGATATCTATGGGTTATAACGGCTATATTCCTGGTGCGCCACACATATCCAGAGTTCAAGATAGTCACGAACAGTCCATTATTCATAGTGAAGTAAACGCTCTCTCTGATTGCGCGAAGAGAGGGACTAGTTTAGAAGGAGCCAAAATATATGTCACGCATTACCCCTGCATAAATTGTTTTAAATCTATTGCAGCGTGTGGTATAAAAGAAGTAATTTATTTAGACGACTATAATAATAACCCAATTGTAGAAGAGTTGGCAAACGATTCGCAAATTATTGTTACGAAACTATCCATCAATTAATTTTTGGTTCAGTGTCTTTTTCATAAAACCAACCCGTAATTATATATTTGTCACTTGATATAGGCATTTTACCTCTGTGAGGAAAACACCATGAAGCAGGAAAAAAAACTAACTTACCCTTTTTAGGTTTTATTTTATAAGTTCCCCAAAATTCTGTCTCACCTCCTTCTTCTACATCATTCAAATACCATATAAAAGTGACTGTTCTATGACGCTTATTATTAAAATCATTATGAAAATCATGATGATAAATATATTTTCCAACACATTTCGTGTATTTTTGCACCATAAAAGCATCTATGTGGTTTTCTGAGTCTAAAATTTTATGTAAATTATTATTATTGTTTTCTGGTTTGTATTCTATGTTGTTACTTAAATTTTTTTTATATATTTCAAAATTTTTTTTTAATTCTTTATATAAAAAATTTTCTATTTTATACCATTCTTCAGTTTCATTTAGACATTTTGGAATTATAAAATCTTTTGTATCTTTAATATGTTTTTGCACCCCCCCATGTGTTAATCCATCATAATGAAAGTCTTTATTTTTTTCATATTTTTTTATAACTTCATCACATAATATATCAGGAATAGAATAATCATTTTCATAAATAAAAAAATTCATTTAGTATATAATATTTTTGATAATATATATTTAAATTAATATTTATTATTTAATAATATATAAAATTATTAATGAGTAGCAATAAATACTTTTATAAAGGCACTCAACTAACAACTATATTTTCTGATGTTAGCGCCACTCCAAGTCCCGCCATAACTCCTTATTTTAATTCTTTTCCTCCTATTGCTGCAGCACCATCACAAAATAGTGTTGGTGTTTTACAAGATATATATTATAGTATTTCAGGAAATCCTGTTACATCTATTATACCTATTACAGCAAGTTATCAAGATTTCAACGCAGCAGGTAATATAACTGTTCCTTCTTGGTGTAATTCTATTGCTGCAACTATAACTAGTCATATTGGAAATACTGGTGATTCAGGCGATCAAGGTGTTCCAGGTGTTCCAGGTGATGGAGGCGATCAAGGTCCTAAAGGAAACGGATTGGTTCCCACTATAGTCGGAGTTGGTGTTAATTGTGTTTTTGGCGCACCTCCAAGTACTCAATGCAATTTACAATTTGCAAATATACAAACAGGTCCAGGTGGTCCAGGAGCCGGAGGAGGTCCAGGTGGTCCAGGTGGTCCAGGAGCTGCGGGAGGTCCTGGAGGTACTGGAGGTCCTGGAATTACAGTGAATATTTCAAAATATACATTTGGTTCAAATAAATCCTTAAGTATAACAACAGATCCTAGTTCAGTTTCATTATTAAACAATACTAGTACTTTAATAACGTGCAATTATGGGGGGAAAGGAGGAAAAGGCGGTACAGGAGCTCAAGGAGGGAAAGGAGGAAAAGGCGGTACAGGAGCTCAAGGAGGTGCTGGTTATATATATTTTGCTAATCCTAATAATAGTTATACTTGCAATTTAGCAGGATTTAACATCTGCACTTGGAATTCATCACCAGATCAGTGGTATAATACTAGAACCCCTACAGAAGGTGCCCCAGGTGTTAACGATTCAAACAACGCACAACCAGGTGCGACAGGTGCGACAGGTACTAACAATGCTAACACAGGGCAACCAGGAGCGACAGGTGCAGCTGCAAACTATAATACAAATATAGCTCCAAATATAGGAAATGTAAGTAATAATTCTGGAAATACAACAAGTAGTGTAAGAGTTTATTTTTTTCCAAATTAAATATTTTTATATTAATTTAAAAACATTATATAATGAATTGTATAATGTTTGACACTTTATCTTCATGGAATCTTAAATTAATTTATGAAATTGATTTGGTAAAAGAAATAACTTCATTTGATATTAATAAAAAATATTTATTAAATACTGAAAAACTGAAATTCAATGTAATAGAAAAAATAGTATATGAATTATCAGAATTTCACATAAAACAATTAAACTTAAATGAAAAAAATGTTTTTATTGAATTTTTTATTGAAGACTTAGTTAAAAGTAAAATGGATATAAATTATGATAAAAAAATAACAGAACAATTTATATCACCGAGTATAAGCACTATAACTTATTTAAATAATAATAACATCCCTGATATTTTAACTGATATAGACATTGAAACTTATAAATTTAAAAATGTAGAAAATAAAAACTCATTAGGATTTTCATTTCCTAGATTTTTAAAACATGTTTCTTTTGAAGGTGGAAAATTTTTTCATGGAATAGAAAATATATTTAATGAAAATACTCAAAGAATAACATTAAAAGTAAATATTTGGGATAAAAGACCTATGGATATCCCTTTATATGAAAATGAGTTAACATCACAAAATAACATTTATTCGCTAGAAAAAATTATATTAGACAATTTTGAAAAATCTAGCAAGACTAATAAAATTTTAACTACAGAAAATGTAATAAACGAAAATTTATTTGAAAATATTTTGTATAAAAACCATATAAATTTTGAAAATGAAACATTGGAAAGTTTAAGTAAATTTTATAATGAATATGATATTATAATATTAGAAAAAGAAGAAACAAAAATAGATAATATTAATAAAATTATCACAATGAGAAAACATATTGACATTTCATCTAAAAAATTTTTACAAAGATTTATGTTTAAAAATATTTATAACAAATTTATGTGTAACTTTATAATGAATGAAAGCTTACATTTTTTAAAAAATAATGAAAATTTAATAGACTATAATAATTATAAAATTTTGGATATAGATAAAGTTCCTGATATTATAAATATAATTATAAATTCCTTTCAATATATTATTATTGAGAATATACAAAAATCATATTGTTTAAAAGATAATGAATCATATCATATAGATAAAATTTTTATAATTAAAAATGACACTTCTAAAGTAAGTGAGTTTTTTTGTGAAAAATCAAGTATATCAATAAATATAATGTTAAACACACAATTTGAAGGAGGAAATTTAAATTTTGATGATGGCTTGGTAACTAAATTAGATATTGGTGATATGATTATTTATAGTAGTAATACAAATCATACGTATTTACCTGTTTCAAGTGGTTTACAATATGTATTAGTAGGATTAATAAATATTTATGAAAAATTAACATAACACATTTTATATAAAAAACAATTATGAGTAAACAATTATG